AGAGAGTATTTTGAGTTGTGCATGGCAAATGACATGAAGCCGACTATACCAGAGTTAGGCATGGCCTTTGGACATGGTAGGGATTGGCTGTTAAGAATAGTACAAGGCAGAGCGACAACGTTAAATGACATATCAATGAATTACTTCAAATCGGCGTATGACATGATTAACGGACAGCTTGAACAGTATATGCTTAACGGAGATACTAACGTGGTAGCCGGAATCTTTATCGCAAAGAATAACTTCGGCTATAAGGATCAGCAAGAGACAGTAGTAGCCCACACGATAGACGTTAAAAAGAGCGTGGAGCAGCTTACGGCAGAAGCACAGATGTTGCTTGAATAGGGGGAAATATGACAAACGTTAAATGTGACAGATTGTTTTGTGAGCATTACAAAAAGGGCAAGTGCAGAAAGAAAGATATTACACTTAGCCGTGTAAATCTGGAAAAAAGAGTGCTGCTTACTTGCGAGAATTACGTCTTATCGAAAGAGGCAGAAGAAACAGAAAGACTATTTAAAGAGCGTTTCAAGGGACTTGACTAAACCCACGGGTGATGTTACTTTGATAATGTAAACCCCATAAATAAAGCGAAATCTCTTTGACAAGAGCAGAAAAAACCGACCCATCAAAAATGATGAGTCGGCTTTTTTATTTGTGGGTATATCTAGTATGCTTTCGCACGGTCAACTTCCCTTAATGGGATTGACTTGCCGTTGTCAAAACTAACCATTGCCGTTCCGTTCTTTGAAGTCCAGAACGATGTGACTTTTAGCTTTCCTGTCTTTAACGCTTCCCAATAACAGCAGAAGTAACTACAGTATTTTTTGCTCACTTTCGGTGGGTTCATAATCTTTGCTAACTGTTTCCATTGCCTGATAGTCATTCCGTCTATTTTCCTTGTATCTTTACTCATAATAAATCCTTTCCGGGCTATGCCCTTAACCTTGAATATTTGTTTACTGTTCTTGTTATCTCTAAGTCGCTAACGTAAGGGATAGAATATACGTCTATTTCCATCGGACTTTTCCAGATACAGAAGCCGTTCTTCGGTAACACTTCCGCGCCTTTTTGCCCTATGATCTGTTTACTTTCGATAGCGTCAGAACATCTTAAAGCTATTCTATCCGTAAAGTTTAGCTTTAACGGGGCGGGCAAGGTGTATGTCCTGTCCGGGGCTTGCGTGGCGGCTATCACATGAACGTTACAAGCACGCCCAAGCTGTGTAATACGTTGAAGTCTTGCAGAAATGCCTTTTTTATCTTGTACCATTAAATCGGCTAATTCGTCAATGATGATAAACAAGTGCCGATAAGGACAGCGCTCTCTATATCCGTTCTTTTCCATATCCGAGTAGAGTCTGTCAATATATTCTATCGTGCCATCAAGCCATGATTTAACTTTGTTTAAGTCTTGTGCGTAGAACCTTGCTAATCCCTTGTAGGGGCTTAATTCGATGCGCTTGGGGTCAATTAGCCCTATATCACCGCCTTGATCTAATATGGCAGAAATAAGCGAGTGAATGAGGGTACTTTTTCCGCTACCCGTAACGCCTGATATTAAGATGTGGGGCGCGTGGGTGAGGGCGTAAAAATCAAGTTGTTGCGTCATATTATCACCACCTTTACGAATTTAACCATCTGTCAATGCAGAACTGCACTTCCTTGCCAAGTGGCTTATCGCCATCGGCAAACACATTTACATTTAATCTTGTAATTAAGGCAAATCCGAGCTTTTCACTTGCGGAAACTGTCTTGCTTGAAGGGTTGTAATACAGCGGAATCCATGTCATGTGAAACTTGCTTGCCTGATTAATTGCCTTTTCAACGTCTGGTAAACCTTTTATTTTTACACCATCCTTTGTAGTTTTGAGAGGGCGGCAGAATTACCGCCCTGATTTTACACACCAACTTGTAATTTTATCTGTACCAGCTTTCATATACTGTAATAGCATCGCCCTCGCATTTTCTTGCGATATAACCGCCGCGCCCAATGGTTATACATGGATTGCTTACGCCATCAGAAGCATATGATTTTACGCGCTTTAAATCACCTTTTTCTTGGTCATCTATGAACACACTATAGTTTGATGGGGGCAGAACGTCATTCGTCAGCTTGTACGTTCTATCAGCGCTCATGCCTGACGTTGCATCTTCTGAAAGCATCACGGGGTTAACTTCGCGGACTCTCACGGACTCTTTGCCGACTAAAGCGATAACTTGGAAGAAATCCACGTTTGTTTGGTCATATCCCCACGAACATTCGAATATATCGCCCACTTTAACGCCGTACTTGTTAACCTTTGTAGAAACCTTTACGCTTGCCTTTGTGGTTGTCTGTGTGCCGTTTATGGCTTTTTCTAATGTCTCTTTATCTGCAAAGCCATACCACACCTTTTTAACATTGTGCCATCTAAATTTGAGGGCTTTTAAAGCCTCTCTGACCGCCTCACTTGGCTTTTCACTAAATGCTACTTCTAAAGAATTGAACTTGTCATTGATTGAAATATTATAATCCATATTTGATCCTTTCCGGAGATCCAGGCAGCAGCCGGTGGCCTTCCTGGATCGCCTGCAAACTTGTTAATTTTATCAAATGCCCTATTTTCAAGGGTTTCAGCGTTTTACCTTACTATGCTTTCAAGATATTTTGGGCTTAGATTTACAGAACGATGTGTAAATCCGTTGTAAAAACCGTAATCCCAAAGCATATTTGAGTACAAAATTCCATCTCGCTCTGTAAATTTACCGATTGTATCAATACGCCCTGAAGCGTGCAGAAAAACAAATCTTGAACTTCCGATTAGACTTTCGATAATATCCATCACTTCCGAACTGTCGAAATCTTCCGCTTTGTGCAGGATGTGGGGCAGATATTCGGTTATAAATAAAGCTGTATCAGAATATTCTTTGTTGCCATCAGAAGTACATGGGATAATCCCATTGTGAGCAATTCCTACCTTGCAAGTAAGATCAAGGGCTTTCGTCTTTGCCTTGTCTCTTGTAAGTGGAAACGGCTGTGTCATCTGAGGATTAATGCCAGCTTGCGTAGAAATGCGGAAATGATAAACAACGATGTCATCCTTGCCAAAATTACGGACTTGTCTGTAAAAATCCTCAAATGTCATAAAGCCTTTACTTAAATTTACAATGTGGTATGTAGAATCGACCCACATCACGCCCGCGCCGTCTGGGTTTTTGTTCCAGCATTTCCGCAGAATGTCCTCAGAGGGCGGCTTGATACCGCCCTTTTTGATAAGAATAACGCACATACTCAAGCCCCCTTTATCTCATAAGCGCCGAACTCTTCATTAACATCGGCTATAAAAGGTCTTAATCTGTCCACAAGATCGACAGAACGAACCCCATTAGCAGACGCGATGTAATCAACAAGGGCACATATTACGCTAAGCTGTATAGCTGTGTCCTCTTTTGCAAGGTCCTCTGCAAGCTCTAATGTTCTGTCACTAAAAAGATTGATTTTTTCTCTGATATCCATAAGATACCGCCTTTCCGGGCTTTGCCCTATAAGATGTTGAGTTTATTTTTACATCATGTGATGTAATTCCGTAGTGGGGACTCGAACCCCACCAAGAACCATTTACGGCAGAATTACAAGAACTAGCGTAATTCATACGGCTTATTGTCTTTGTCACATACGCTTGTGAAATCTTTGCCCGTTCTGTCTTTAACATCAAGTAATCTCTTATAAACGTAAGCATTACCGCCCTTAAAACATTCGTTTAAATCGTCAATATTTGACCATGAGCAACGATTATTGATAAAGTCTATAAGATGGAATATACATTCCATTGTATTCCTAAAGCTATAATATCCACCTTGACCGCCCGGAAGTCTTATTTCTACTCTGGCAGCTTTGCCCTCGCTTACATGAGCGAGATTAAGGCAGACACCATGTCCGTATTGAAATCCGCTGAAAGTGCTAAGAGAAGTGATACCCTTTAAATATGGAATATCATGGTCTATCATGGCGCTTGCATAATGTGTGGTAGAGCGATCACGCTTAAATAATTCGCAGAATACATCATAGTTATGATTAAGTAGCCTATATAACATGGCGATGTGCTGAGCCTGAGCCTTTTCGGTCTTGCCAAAGCACGCTATAGATATATTTGTATGCATACCACAGTTTACAGAACCATTGAGTTTGGGGCTAAATTGCATTGTAGTCATCTTGGAAAACATAGCCTCAAAGTTTGCGTAATGGTTTCGGATAAACTCTTTGGTGGCAATCTGTGTGATACATTCGCACCCATTATTAAGGGAACTATCATTTTGAAGTTTGAAGTAGTCATGATGGAAGTCTGTAAGAATGATGTTTCGCATTATCTGTGCTTTTTGGTCATCATTGAAACGGAAAGCACTTTCGGTCTCGATTTCAAGACCATAGCCTATAGGTGTAGGCACATCGGATAACTCTTTGTATCTGTCAGATGTGAAATAAAGGTTTTTACTGAAACCATCAAGGGCGTAATTGCCATTGAATGTAGTACCGACTTCCGCGCCACGATACTGATGATAAGATTGTACAGATACCTCTTGAACCTGAATTGAATTTTTTGCGTCTTTTCTCATAAAAGAACCACCTTTCATTAAATTTTGACAATGTTGTTGATTTATTTTGTAGTGAGTTTATCTTGACCATATCTCTCTACACCTAGTATTATAGCACTTTTCGGGCATTTTGGCAATAATTATAGGTTATTTTACCATACTGAAATAATCCGTATCCCATCCATCATATAAGCCCCATATATGCCCCATATTTACATAGAGTATTGTAATCTAATCTGTTATACCTTAGATTTACATAGGGGCTTGTAATTACATTGTGGGGCGCTGTGGGGCTGCTTGGCGGATTTACAAGGGAAAACGGAAATCTGAAGAGGGTTTGAGGGCAACCCATGTGTGCCCATTCCCAACCAAAAACCCTGGTATCATTGTGCCCTAAATGTTGATTTCCGGCACACATTTCTGAGAGATCAAGGGCTTAATATTTATTCGTTAAACAGTCATTTAACGAATAGTTTTTGTTATGCCATATCCCCATACTCTGCATGAATAGGCTATCGGTGGAGATATAACAAACAGACGTTCGACCGCGTGACGTTGGGCATATCCCCCACTTCTTTAAGAGCCTATAACACGCACAATGAAGCCTATAAGGATTGTAGTTGAGAGCCTACCCCACGGGGTATATAGAGTAGTGTAGTGTGCGCGTGGTTGCCCCTCCGACCACTCTCCGAACAAAAAGCCCCTCTCCCCTCAGCGATCAGCCGAAAGCAATCTCCCAAGTGTATGTCTGGTATATGTACATAATGGCTATAAAAGGGAGTAGGATATTATCAGCTTGTCTATTATTTCACAATCTATCCCTCTCAAATCACAAGAATACAATATTATCAAGCCTTTCCGTGACATTCCGACACCATTCCGACATTCTGCTGACACGTTCCGACATTACCCCAAAATCTTAAAATACATCAAGAATTTACCCTTTGGTATCAAAAATCACGGGGTTATAGATTAAAATACATCAAGTTGGTTGATTTTTGACTTCCCAAAAATTTTTCGCAAACAAAAAGGTGACATTTTGGCAATTTGATGTTATGATATTGCCAAAGGTAGGTGAGATTATGGTTGCAGGGTATGGCAACAACAAGGCCGAGGTTTTAGAATTTATCGAAAGCAACGGCTACGAACTTAAACAATACTTTGAGCCTTCCGGCGATACTGTTAAGGATATGACCGCTATCTCCTTGTGGCTTCGGAAACATAAGGATGTGAACGTGGTTATCATCTATGACATGGAAGATGTTGGCGGCGAAGCTGCGTTTTACTATTGGCTGTATGTTTTTCTTTGTAAAGGCGTTGATATTCTCTCCGTATCGTCTGACGAGGACTATGATTTTGCCTTTAAGCTACGCCAGATGTCAAGGTATAGAGCGTCAATACTTCGTAAGCGCGTAGGTGATGCGGTGAGCATCAGTAAAAGGGCAAAGGATAAGAGCGTATATGCAAAGTATCGTCTGCCGTATGGCTACGTTTGGAACAGACACGGCGAGATTGTCATTGACAAAGAGCAGGCCCATCACGTTAAATACGTCTATACAAAGCGTAAAGAGGGCATGGCTCTCCGCGAAGTAGCGAAAAGGATGAATGAATACGGGTGGCGAACGGAAAACGGTGGTAAATTTACCCGTGATAAGATAAATTCGTGGATTTTCCACAACAAGATGTTTTATTATGGCTATCAGAGGGACATAGACGGGAACTTCGTTAAGGGAAGTTATGAACCGATTATCCCGGAAGGGTTCCTTGAAGATAGCAAGATAGTGATTGATGATCCTAAATTAAAAGGATTAGAGTAGGTTTTTGCCAATGGTAGGGGCATGGATTAATTTCCATGCTCTTTTTTTAACGCAAAAAGAGGTGGTTTTAGTGGCAAATAACGAACTTTTAAACGCACTTTATGTTTTTATGGCTAACGAAAAGTTTGAAGAATGGCTTGCTTGTATTGTCCGTATCTATGAAAAAGACGGAGATATGAAAGCGACTAAGGAAAGGCTTGCAGACTTTAGGAGAAGCCTTTTAGCGTCTACTTGCGAGGATAAGACGGAGCTTATGAAGAAGTCCTACGGATGTATCGCTCGTGATGATTTTGACGCATTTATGATCTACATAGAGTGGGATAGACCTACAAAGGAGAAGTTTTGGCTGCCCCGTAGAAAGAAGTTGCTTTTCCTCTGTGAACACTTACAGCAGCTTGCAAACGGAGAACTTGACGAACTGTTTCTCTCAATGCCGCCCCGTGTAGGCAAGACAACTATCATACAATTCTTTGGCTTGTGGTGTGCGCTCCGAGACCCGGAACATTCAAATCTATATTCAAGTTATACGGAGTCCGTCTGCAAGGTGTTTTACAACGGTCTCTTGGAGATTCTTGGCGATACAACAACGTATATTTGGAAAGACATTTTCCCTGACAGCAAGGTTGTGTCTACTAACAGCCAAGAATTAACGCTTAACCTTGACCGCCATAGAAAATACCCTACTTTTACTTCAAGGTCGCTTTACGGCACACTTAACGGTGCGTGCGATTGTAACGGCATACTTATTGCAGATGACCTTATATCAGGTATTGACGAAGCTATGAACCCTGACAGGCTTAAAACCGCATGGGCGAGAGTACAGAACAACCTCTTGGCTCGTAAAAAGGAACTCTGTAAGGTGCTTTGGATAGGCACTCGTTGGTCTTTAGGCGATTGCATAGCAAGAAGAATAGACGTTGTTGAAAACGAAGCCGAGTTTAGCAGGTGGCGTTATAGGATAATAAATATCCCCGCCCTTGACGAAAATGACGAGTCAAACTTTGAATATGAGTACAACGTTGGTTTTTCAAGCGAGTATTATAAGCGTACAAGGGCAGCCTTTGAGCGTGCAGACGATATGGCTTCATGGCTTGCACAGTTTATGGGAACGCCTATTGAACGAGAGGGAAGTGTTTTTGACCCTAATGTGCTTAGATATTACAACGGAGATTTGCCAGAGGGAGACCCGGACCGTATCTTCATGGCGGTTGACCCTGCGTGGGGCGGTGGTGACTATGTGGCTGCACCTATCTGTTTTCAGTACGGTAATGACATTTTCGTACACGATGTAGTTTATAACAACACGGATAAGGCAACAACACAGCCTATGCTTGTACACATGGCAATGAAATATAACGTTCAGGCGATGAAAGTCGAGGCAACAAGGACAACGCAAGAGTACGGCTTAGGCGTAGACAAATACCTTAAACAACGCGACTATAGGCTAAATCTTATCATGAATACCAAACACTTTGCAGGGCAAGGCAAACATCAGCGTATCTGTGACAAGGCCCCTGACATTAAGGAACACATGATATTCAGGGCAATAGGGCATCGGTCAAAGGAGTATGAGGCTTTCATGAACAACGTACACGCTTTCAAGTATGAGGGCAAGGTAAAACACGATGATGCCCCTGATAGCCTTGCTATGGCGATAGATATGGCGTTCTTTTCTGTCGCAAATATTGAGATAAGAAAAAGAATTATCTAAAAACTACTTGCATTACACACTAAAGTTAAGTATATAGGAGATAGTGAGGTACAATTATGGAATTACACGGCAGACGAAAAATCTATACAATGGCTGACGAGATTACAAGAGAGAATGTAGTTTCGGAAATCACTTGCGCCCTTGCTGAACATACAATGAATGTGATAGAGGAAAACTACCTTTATTGGTATAGGCGCGGTATTCAGCCCGTTTTAGAGCGTACAAAAGAGATAAGGAGCGAGATTTGTAACAAAGTCTGCATCAACAATGCTGACTTTATTGTTACCTTTAAAAACGGCTATTTCCTCACAAAGCCCGCTACTTACGTTTCAAGGAGCAAAGACGAAACGGTTACTCAGAACGTGCAGAAGTTAAATGATTACCTTTATCTATCTGGAAAGCACGAAGCTGATAACCTTGTAGTTGATTGGTTTCACACTTGCGGTGTGGGAGCGCTCTTTACAAAGCCTACAAGTGAAAAGGGTGTGCCACTTAAGACATACGCACTTGACCCAAGAGGGGCATTTGTGGTGTATTCTTTAAACCCCGGCAACGAACCCGTGTATGGCTGCAACGTAGTGGCAGATAAAAAGCACGTTTGCCTTGATGTATTCACAAAGACTAAGGCTTTCAAACTTAAAGGCGTTGCGTTTTCAGACCCAACGGTAACATCAATACCTACAATCCTTGTTGCAGGCATTACCTACGGGGTAACGAGCATAGAGGAAAGCGCAAACTTCTTAGGCGAGATACCTATTATCGAGTATGAATACAACACAAACAGAATGGGAGCGTTTGAAAAGACTATCTCCATTCAGGATGCCATAAACAACACCGAGTCAAACAGACAGGATGGCATCGACCAGTTTATACAGAGCCTTTTGGTGCTTTATAACTGTGACCTTGCAGAAGGCACAACGGCTGACGAGATTAGAAAAGCCGGGATGATATTGCTTAAGAACGCCGGGGAAAACAAAGCTGACGTTAAGATGCTTTCAGAAGCACTCGATCAGGCACAGACACAGACAACGCTTGATGATTTATATGAGCAGATGCTTGAAAAAAGCGGTGTTCCATCATCCGTTAGGGATGGCGGCAGCACATCTGACAACGTAGGTGCGGTATATCTCCGTAGCGGTTGGGCGATGGCTGATACCGATGCGAGAAATACAGAGGATAACTTCAAGCGTGCAAACCGCTTGTTTGACCGCATCTTTACAAAGGTTGTGGCAGAGAAAACAAAGGCATGGGGAAAAGAAATAGCTGTTGACCCATCCGATATTGAACTCAACTTTGCAAGAAATTCAATGCAGAATATGTTAGTTAAGACACAGAGCGCACTTAACATGAAACAGCTTGGACTTGCGCCGGAGATTGCGCTTGAGCGTAGCGGTCTTTCAAATGACCCACTTACCGACATTGAAGTATCTGCTGATTACATCAAAGATGCTTGGGCGGTAGCAAAGCCCGTAGCAAACAACAATCCTGACGAGGTGACACCGAATGAGTGACAAACTTGATATAAGAGATAATCCTGAGATAATCGAGATTATCAATTCGATAGTCAATAATCACGGGATTGCAGAGATAAAGAAAGAACGTGACGGAATAGCGGTTGTAGAGATCAACAGGAAGTTACGAACAACAAAATAAAGCGGAATGTTTAAAAGTCAATGGTAGGGACTTGTAGAGAGCCAGAAGGCGCTTTCTATGAGTCCCTATTTTTGTGGAGAAAATCATGGAAACGTTACCTATAGATGAACTTAACAACCTCAAAGCGTATTTAGATTTAACCTTTGAAAAAGGCGAGATAACGCTTAGTGAGGTTCTGGATGACGTTTTAGACGTTTTGGTGCTTGGATGGGCTAACGGCCTTGAATACGCAAGTAGCGTTTTAGGTAACACATACCTTGATTACTCCGATTTGCAAAAGGCTCTTGATCTAAAGATAGAGGATAAAACCTACAAAGATAGGGTAAGAGAGCATTTTGAGAACCTTGATGTAGACGGGATTATCCGTGTAGCTGATACCGAGAGCCACAGACTTTACAACGAAGCGGTGTTTGAGTCGGCAAAGGCAAGTGGAAAGAACGTTTATAAGACATGGGAAACCATGATGGATGATCGCGTGCGTGAGACCCATTCCTACATTGAAGGCGTGAGCGTACCGATGGATGAACGTTTTTATACGTCAGACGGAGATAGCGCACGTTATCCGGGCGATTTTGAACTCGCACAGAACAACGTCGGATGCAGATGCCATCTTACATTACAAGTGAACTAACGAGGGAAAGTTTGAAAAATGAAAAGCAAACGCTTAATGGGTACACTCCCCCACCCCGTCTTACTTTCCCTTATTAGATAAATTTTGCGGCAGGGAAGTCGCGTTATAAAAGTCGCACAGTTATGAAAACTTAAAATCAAGAAAGGTAGGAATTATCAGATGAAAGTTGATGTTACAAAGATTGATGGTTATGAGGACATGACCGCAGAGCAGAAGTTAGAGGCTGTACTTAATTTTGAAGTAGAAGCCCCAACAGACGAGGTAACTAAGTTAAAGAACTTGCTCAACAAGGCAAACTCAGAAGCAGCCGAAAACAAAAGGAAGTTAAAGGAGTTTCAGGAGTTAAAACTTTCCGAAGAGGAAAGAGCCAAACTTGAGAGAGAGGAAAGCGAGAGAGCCTTAAGAGAGGAAAACGAAGCCTTAAAAAAGGCGCAGAAACTCTCCGAGTACAAGGCTAATTACCTTGCTAACGGTTATGGCGATGAACTTGCGGGAAAGACCGCAGAAGCCCTTTTAAACGGCGATATGGCTACAGTTTTTGCTAATCAGAAAACTTTCGCTGAGTCCGTTAAGGCAAAAGCCAAAGAAGAACTTTTAAACAGCAACCCGGACCTTTCTAAGGGAAAGCCCCCGGTTGAAAAAGACTACGATAGTATGACCGATGCGGAATACTACGAAGCCATTAAGAACAAATAAGGAGGAAATTTTAAATGGCTAACGAATTTATTACCCTTAAAAACATTGCAAGACAGACACTTCCTCGCCTTGTAGAGAACCTTGTAATGCCATCCCTTGTATGGAATGACTTTAGCGAGACCTTCTCTGACTTAGGTGACACAATCCAGATCAAGAAGCCCGTTGAACTTGAGGCAAAGGACTTCACCATTGGCGGCACAGTTGTAGATCAGGACATCAAAGAGCCAAGCGTTGATGTAAAACTCGATAAGATTGCTACTGTCGATGTTTCCCTTAACGCTCTTGAGGCTGCTGTAAACTGGTCTCCTGAGAAATTCAACAGAGAATTTATCGAGCCATCAGCCGTTGCACTTGCACAGAAGATCAACCTTGCAGGTATCGAGGAATATGTAAATATCCCTAACCTTCTTGGAACAGCAGGCACAACACCATCAGCTATGTCTGATTTTTCAGCAGCTCGTAAATTCCTTAACAAGGCTAAAGCACCTATGACAGACAGATACGCTATCTGGGATGTAGAGGCTGATGCTAAGTTTACCGAACTTTCAAACCTTTTCAAGGTTAATGAGGCTGGTTGGAACGACACACTTCGTCAGGGACAGATCGGTAGCATCTACGGTCTTGAGAACTTCATGACACAGGCTATCGAGCCACATGATCTTGGCGGTGCCGGAACTGTTCTCGTTGACGGTTCAGCTACAAAGGGCGCTACAGCACTTCATGTTGATGGCGTTACTACAGCCCTTAAGAAAGGTGATATGTTCACAATCGCAGGAGATACAACAAAGTACACCGTTGTTTCAGCGGGCGCACTTGACACAGCGGATCAGGATTTAGTTATCTGCCCTGCCCTTCAGGCAAATGCAGCAGATAACGCAGCTATCACACTTATCTCAACAAGGACAACTAACAACCTTGTATTCCACAAGACAGCTATTGCCTTTGTTACTCGCCCACTTCACGCACCGGAAGCTGTACCTTCTTACACAACAAGTAACGGTCAGTATTCACTCCGTGTTGTTAAGGCTTATGACAGAGATAAGAAGATGGAGAAACTCTCTATGGATGTTCTCTATGGCTACAAGGTTATCAACCCTGACCTTGCTGCTCGTTATCTTGGTTAGTAAATCTTGGTGAGGGCGGTAATCGTGCCGCCCTCTGGTAGGAGAGATAGATATGATTATTCAGGATGCAATATTCCCCAAAGAGGTAGTTAAGGCTATATCCGATGCGGTTGAAAAAGCGGCTGTTTCAGAACCAAAAACGGATGAAATCCCAAAAGAGGATAAAACCCCCGTTGAAACCAAATCGGAAGTAAAAGTGGTTAAAAAACCCGCGAAAAAGCCTACAAAGAAAACCACTACAAAAAAGAGGTAGCGAAATGACAAACGAAGAGAAGCTAACGAATATCAAATTACAGTTAAATATCGAGGATAACAGCCTTGATGATAAGTTAAACGCTTACCTTGATATGGCTGAAAAAGAGATAATCGCTTGGCTTTATACGAATGTCAAGCAACCTGATGGCGCTACTGTTCCAACAAAGTATGATGTTACCCACGTTCAAGCCGTGGTTGTCGCATTTACAGTAGAGGGAGCAGAGGGCGAAGAGATACACCATGAGAACGGCATCAATCGTAAGTTTAACTACGATACGATGATAGCCTATATACGTTCTCATGTTTACCCATACGCAGGAGTTTAAGCTATGAGAGACCTTACAAGAAACAAACAAGCGGTATATTACGCATTATACGCAAAAGCCGAAGATACCACCGATGATTACGGCAACGTAATTGGAACGGTTGTTACATACGGCGATGTAAATCTACTGATGGCAAACGTAAGCCCGGCAAAGGGTGACGCTGAACTTCAACAGTTTGGTATCAATGAGGATTATACCCGTACTGTTTCTACAACAAAGGTTTTACCGATAGACAAAGCATCTGTGATGTGGGTAGGGCTTGGAAGATTATCTGCGTATGATAGCGCGGACATCTACACCGAGGGAGATACAGTTATCAAAGATGGAAAGATAGTAAGGTTTGACGGTGCAGAGTTTGTGACAGTACCGCACAATCATGTAGTTGTCAGAGTTGCTAAATCCATCAATTCAACAACGTATGCGATCAAAGAAGTGAATGTCACATGAAAAAGATAAACATTAAGTTATCTGCACAAGGCATTGACAAAGCGATAGCGCAGCTTGAAAAGTACCGAGACAGCATTGAGCCAAAGGCTAAAGAAGTCTGCAAAAGGCTTGCCGAAAGTGGCGTATCTATTGTTGATACAGCTTACACGCAAGCAAAGGCTGATAGTGACAGTCCTTACGGATGGTCTACAAAGGTTTTTAGCACAGAGCATGGTGCAAAACTTGGCGTTTGGGGGCAAGCGGTAGCCTTTTGGGAGTTTGGCGCGGGCGTTACGGCAGGGCAAGATTACCCACCAGAGTATACGGGCGGTGTTGATACAACCCCCGGCTCTTGGTCGCAATCCGAACTTGGCAAAGGACAGTTTAACCTTGCTACTCACCCATATTGGCATTGGCATGGCAAGAGGTATACAGGTTTATATCCGTCATACGGAATGTACAACGCAAGCAAGCATATCGAGAAAATCGCAGAGAGAGAATTAAAGAGGGCGTTTAAATGATAGACATTGAAAAGGTTATTTTTACCAAAGTCGCAACGGCTTTAAGAAGTGAATATCCGAATATCACCGTCTATGGTGAGTATGTCGAAACCCCTGAGAAATTCCCTTTCGTGAGTTTCGTTGAAGATGATAACTACACATACGAAAGGACAGCAACGGAAGCAGAGGGTGAAAACCATGTAACCGTTGTCTACACGTTAAATGTTTACACAAACAACGTGTCCAACAAGAAGTACATCGCAAAAGAGATAGCATCTTTTGTTGATAATCTCCTTAAGGATTACAACTTTGAGCGCACAATGATGGCTCAGATACCTAACGTTGATAGAACAATCTATCGCATAACGGCAAGGTATAGGGCGGTAGTTGAAAAGAGCGTCAAAGTCGGTGAAGATGATGTTTTCATGATATATAGGCGGTGATTAAATGAAATGTCCTTTTTGCAAAACAGACATAAATTCATCCACGGTTATCTGTCCTAAATGCAAGGCACAGATACCAAAGAAAAAAGAGAAGAAAGAGAGGAAGTAGTTATGTCCCTAGAAATTAGCACGGCCGGGCTTAAAGTCAAATATTGTATTGAGACAACAGCCGGCACAAGGCCTACAACGGGTTACACAGAGATTCCTGACATTACATCAATCCCAGAGTACAACCCACAGCCTAACAACTTACAGACAACACCACTTTCTGCAACAAAGTTTCATACTTACATTCCGGGGCTTCAGGATCCGGGCGGAGCAATGGGGCTTTCTGCAAACGATACAACAGCACTTCACACAGCGTGGGATGCTATGGTAACGGCAGCCGCTACCGCAAGAGCATCAGGCAAGGCACTTTGGATTGAGTATGCTATTCCGGGCAGAGATAGTATGTACTACACAGCTATCCCAACAGAACTTGGTTTTGGCGGTGCAGAGGTAGACGCGGTTCTTACAACCACTTGCTACTTAACACCGAACAGCGAGCCTGTATGGGCAGCAGCATCAACCTAAGTAATTACACAAGGGCAGACGTAACACTCTGCCCTTTATTACAATCAACCATGTAAATTTAAGCAAAGGTAGGAGAAAGAGAATGAGTAAATTAGATGAGAAAGTGAATGTGAAGCCTATTACCCTTAGAGATACCGAAACGGGAGATACATATATCCTTGAATTTAACCGCGACAGCGTTAAGTTTGCAGAGGATAGGGGATTCGTCATTGACGATGTTTCAAAATTCCCTATGACAAAGTGGCATGAGTTATTCTACTATGCGTTCCATATGCACCATCCGAGGGTGGCTAAGGCTAATACGGACAAGATACTTGACGAGGAACTTGGCGGCATAACAGCCCTTCCAGACGGTTTCCTTGAAAGGTTAGTGGAGCTCTACGGAGCTGCCTTTGAACCATTGGTTGATACATCAAAAAACTCAAAAGTACAGATAGAGATGTAAATCCGCCTTTATCTGTACGGAAATCATACACAGAATGGTTTGAGGAATTATGCCCGGTATACATGATGTACGGCATGACATACGAACAGTTTTGGTATGGCAAGCCTATCATGGCACAGTATTACCGAGAAGCGTACAAACTTAAGCTAAAGGAACGCAACGAAGATCAATGGCGACAAGGTATATACTTCCTTGATGCGCTTAACGTTGCGCTCCACAACAATATCAACTTAAGCGGTAAATCCTCAAAACCCGTGAAGTATATGGAAGAACCTTTAAGGGTTTTCCCTCTTACGGAAGAAGAAAAGAAAGTAAAGGCAGAAGCAGAAAAGGACAAGATTATGGAAAACCTTGACCTTTGGAAGAAAGCTATGGAGAAGAAATATGGCAATAGAGATAGCAAGCCTTGAACTTAATATAGCAGAAAACAGCGATGGTGCGGTAAGTAGCCTTAACAAACTTATCGGCACTCTCCACCATCTCCGTAATGTCATTGGCGTAGATGCAGCAGGGCTTAAAAACCTTAATACCGAACTTAAGTCTTTAAATCGAGTAAAGTCGATTGACAAGATAGGCGAAGCGTTGGGGAAAGTCAGAGAAGCGTCAGAGGGACTTGGCGATGGTTTTCAGTTTGCTGGTTTCGATGCTCTTGATCCTGTTATTGCCCAACTAGAAGAAGTAAAAGAAGCAAGTAAGGGTTCACTTGATGGTACAGTAGAAAACCTCAAAGAAGCTAATAAGGCGGCAAAAAATGCCATCCCCGCACTTACGGGATTTAAGAAAGCCCTTGAACTCATTAAAGAAAGGTCTAACAAGGGCAATGATGGTCTTAAAAAGCTGTTTGCTTCAATTAAGCGTATTGCGATGTACCGCATCATCCGTACTGTCATGAAAGAAATCTCGCAAGGCATACAAGAGGGCATTAGCAATCTGTATCAATGGAGCAAAGCCCTTAACGGGCATTTCTCCGCAGCTATGGATAGGGCGGCAACGGCATCGCTTTATTACAAGAACAGTATTGCTACAGTATTTGCCCCTCTTATTGAGAGCGTTATTCCTGTCCTTGACAAACTTGTAGATAAACTCGTTACCGCAAACAACGCTCTTGCTGAATTTTTTGCAAGATTAAGCGGTAGCGGTACTTATACCCGTGCAATAAAGTATCAGACGGAATGGGCGAGTGCTACAGAAAAGAGCGCAAAAGCCGTTCATAAGATGCTACAAGGATTTGACGAGATCAACAACATAACTACAAATCAGGGCGGCAGCACACCGACAGGACTTGACTTTAGCAAGATGTTTGAAGAAGTACCCGTTTCCTCTAAGTTTGAGTGGGTAGACACCATTAAGAAGAAACTTGAAGAAAACATTAATTCCGTAAAACTCATGATGTACGGTGCAGAACTTGGCATCGGCGCGATACTTGCGCTTAGTGGTGCAAATATTCCTCTTGGACTTGGTTTAATGGCAAGGGGAGCGTACAAGTTAGTCACAGAAAGCAAGCAAGATTGGAGTTTTGCAGATAAGGTAAAAGAAAAGATACTTGCGCTTGGAATGGTAGTAGGCGGCGGCATGGAAGTAGGCATAGGTTTACTTCTTGCCACAACCGGGGTAAATATTCCTCTTGGCATCGGACTTATAGCAACAGGCATAACCACAATGGGAATGGGCGGCGCAAGTCTTGTATGGGATTTACTTCCATCAAAAGTACAAGACGTTATCACCAACATCGGATTGATACTTGGGCCTGCTCTTACAGTAGTCGGTGCAATCCTCGCTTTCTCAGGTGCAAACATTCCTCTTGGTATCGGAATGATGGCATCTGGATTAGCAATCAGCGCAGAGTCATTCAGCCTTAAGTGGAACAAGCTGCCGACAAAGATACAAGACAGATTAGCAAAGATAGGCGAAATCGTTGGCGTTACCGTAGGACTTGGAGCGTTGGCTTTAGGTGCGGTACTTGCTTTCACAGGAGTGGCTTTACCACTTGGTATTGCACTCATGGCGGCAGGTGCGGCAGGGCTTACGGCAGAAGTAGCTTTAAATTGGCACAAAATCTCAAACAAGGTTAAAGAGATATGGGGCTTATTCAAGAAATGGGCGGGAACTTTTGGCAAGATTGCGATTGGTTCTGTACTTCTCTTTTCAGGCGTAGCAACACCCGTAGGACTTGCACTTCTTGGAAGTGGCATTATAGACATCGTAACGGGCGAACCCGTAGATTGGGATAGTATGCTTACCAAACTCAAAGGAGTATGGAGCAAGATAAGCGATTGGTGGACTAAGAACGTTGCCCCGAAACTTCATGACGCAGAACACGCGATATATAACTTCTTCCATCCGTCAGCAGATACATCACAGCTTGATAGCTACACAAGTAACGGCGGTAGAGGTTATAACGGCGGTGGTGGTGGTTTTGCAAACGGTGGTTTCCCAGATAGAGGGCAAATGTTTATAGCCCGTGAAGCAGGCCCTGAACTTGTCGGAACAATCGGCGGTCAGACAGCCGTAGCCAACAACGATCAAATCATCGAGGGCATTTCAGCCGGTGTTTACAACGCCATCATGTCAGCAGGCGGTATGGGGGCAAAGGTTGAGATAGTCGGAGATATGGGTAAATTCCTCAGAGTACAGCAGAAAGCACAGTACAACGAGGGATTGAGACTTGGCACAGTTTAGGAGGGATTTTATGAGTTTTAACGGCTATTTAATTAAAGCGGGGACTTATGAAATCCCCCTTTCCTTTATGCGATATGAAACGTATCAGATAGGCTATCACGGGCAAGACCTTGATTCTTACCGAGATGCAAACGGCGTTTTACATCGTAACGCTCTATCCCATAGGATAGGCAAGATAGAGTTTAACACCCCGCTTATGACGATGAATGAATTTCAAGATGTATGGAGCAAGGTTAAGGCAAAGTACATAAACGCTACGGAGAAATCCATTTCTTTAACGTTTTATGTGCCTGAATTAGACGATTATGTCACACAGACTATGTATGTCCCAGACATTGAATTTACCATCCGAAACATAGACGGAAACACCGTAAATATCGGTGAAACGAGGATAGCGTTTATCGCTTACTAAGGTGACGATATGATTAACTACATTAACAAAGCATTATTCAATTCAGATAGCGTGGATAAACAGTTAAAACTTACATTCAGCGGTGGCGATGTTATCACTAATGCAGACATTGATGCCGAGAGCATGAAGTTGGTTGAGAGTATCAACAGCGGTTCAGAACTTGTCTTTGGCTCATGTGAAGCGAGTGAATTTGAAATTACAATCCGTAATGTATATTCAAGCCATGTGGGGCAGACAGTAACCGTTTCAATGGTGCTTGATGGCGATACCGCTAATCCTTTCGTTTTCGGCACTTACAAGGTTATCGAGGATAAGGCAACGGCTGATAGACTTAAGCGAGAGATACGCGCCTATGATTCCATGTACGACATTTTGAATACCGATGTGTCGGCATGGTATAACAGCCTTTACCCTACATCTTCCACCACAAAGACAGTAAAGCAGATAAGGGATAGCCTCTTTACCCACTTTGGAATTACACAAGAGGTTGTAACATTGCCGAATGATAGCGTGGTAGTCGGCAAGACAATCTCCCCTACTTCTCTTAGCGGTAAAGATGTGCTGATGGCTCTTTGCGAGATTAACGCTCGTTTCGGTCACATTGGCAGAGATGGAAATTTTAAGTACATCCGCTTGCAAGAAATGATACAAGGGCTTTATCCACGGAATGACTTGTACCCTGATGATACCTTATACCCGGCAGATGAAGTCGGTAGCGAGGATATAGGCGTACAAGGTAACTACATTTCCGCAAAGTATGAGGAATACACAGTAGACCACATTGATAAACTTGTTATCCGTCAGGAAGATACAGACATAGGTTGCGTTGTCGGTAGTGGTACAAACGCCTATATCATACAAGGCAATTTTCTTGTTTATGGCAAGAGCGCGGCAGATTTAACCACCATTGCAAATGCGATCAAAGATGACATCTTCGGTGTCTGGTATCGCCCATGTGAGGTAGAGGTAAGAGGAAATCCTTGCCTTGAAGTCGGTGACGGAATAAGGCTTAACACATCGTATGAGATAGTCTATTCCTACATCTTCAAGCGTACCTTAAGCGGAATACAGTTTTTGCGTGATGATTTTTACGCAGACGGGCTTAAGCAGAGAAACGAGCAAGTTAATAGCGTGCAGACACAGATGAAACAGCTTGTTGGAAAGACAGCATCCATAAAGGCTGATGTTGACGAAGTATCAGCGACACTCACAGAGCAGCTTGACGATACTGTTGTTGGTTCTTATGCGTACCAAACCGCACAAGAAATCGGCGCAAAAGTCAGCGTTACTGATGGCAATACGCAGAGTTTCGGATGGACACTTAATTCATCACAATGGACAGTTTACGCAAGCAATTATCCGATTATGATTGTAAATTCATCCGGGATGATACTTAACGGCACAATCGGAGCGCAAGGCTTTTTGACCCAGAATGGTAATGATAAGACACGCATAAAGAACGGCTCAGTAATGACAAACGCCATCTACCTTTACCCAGAGGGGTCTACGTGGAGTGACGAAAGCGACAACATGGGGCAGATAGCTGCTGATGATTTTATCATGGGTAACTTCAACGATGTCTACTTCCGCATCTACAAAGACGGAACCGCATATAAAATCACAAGCAATAGCACAGTATCAGCCCCAAACCTTTCCGTAGGCTATGCTACAAACTCAGGCACAGCGGCAACGGCATCAAACGCGGGATTTGCGACAAACGCTAACAACCTCATTCCTAACGGCGGTGGCAAGAGCGTTTATGTTTCTCAAAACGAGAATTTCAGACCGAGTGAAGATGAAGCAATGTCATGTGGCACATCGGCGGCTAAGTGGACAAGCGTTTGGGCGGCTAACGGCACAATCCAAACTTCTGACGAGAGGAAGAAGAAAAACATATCCGAACTTACCGCAAAACACCTCGATTTTATACTCAAATTAGTACCAAAAACCTATCAGATGGTAAATGGCACAAGCGGTAGGTTTCATGTCGGATTTATCGCCCAAGATGTTGAAAAAGCCATGACCGAATGTGGCATATCTGATTTAGAGTTTGCGGGCTTCATCAAGGAAAAGACAGACGATGATTACATATACGCTCTTAGGTATGATGAATTTATCGGACTTCTTACCCTTGCAATACAGCATCAGGAACAGCGTTTAACTTCACTTGAAGAAAGATTATCAAGATTGGAGATGAAGAACAATGAATAAAGCGTATAGCCGTATAAATTGGGAAAATTACCCGTCAACGGACACTCCGCTAAATGAGACTAACCTTAACCACATGGATTTAGCGGTAGACACCATTGACGATAGAGTAATAACCCTTGACACCACAAAGGCAGACGAAGCCGACTTACTGACTTGCGTAGCGTCAATCTCGTTTAACTCTACAACGGGTATCATGACGATTACCCTTAAGAACGGCACTCAAGGAACAATCGACACAGGACTTAGTAAGTTAGCTATCAACTTTGACTATGACGACGATCCTACTTCGCCACACTATCAGCAGATTATACTTGAGATGAAAGACGGGACTTACAAATACATCGACCTTTCAGCGTTAATCACACAGTACGAATTTACAAACTCTTCAACTATCGCGTGGACTATCGGTAATGACGGAACAGTTAGCGCAAGCGTTGTTGACGGAAGTATAACCGCAGCCAAGTTACAGCCTAACTACCTTGCGGATATTATCGTGGAAGTCGGCAAGGCACAGACCGCCGCCACAAACGCAAATGCAGATTCCCTTGAAGCGGAAGGCTGGGCGGTAGGCGAGCAGAACGGTGTGCCTGTTTCAAGCGGTTCTCCGTACTATGAGAACAACGCGAAATTTTATGCACAGCAATCAGGCGGTACAGCCCTTTCAGCTTTAACCGATGTCCAGTTATCAACCCCAACAAACGGTCAGGCGCTTGTCTATGATGCGAATAGCGGCAAGTGGGTAAACGGCGAGGGCGGTATGAATATCATTCAGATACCCGTACCAACCGTACAGACCTATACCTACAACGGCTCTATACAGACTTTTCAGTTTGACAGCGTAGATACTCAGCATATCACTATTTCAGGAGATAGTCAGAGTCAGGCGGGGACTTACGTTGTAACCGCAACGTTAAAGAGCGCTAACGATGTATGGGGTGACCTTACAAACGCCCCTAAGACCTTTACATGGACTATTGCAAAGGCGCAGGGTTCATTCTCCTTATCTGCAAACAGCGCAAGCGTAGACGTAAACAACCCAACAGCCACAATTAACGTAACAAACGTTGAAGGTGATGGAGTTATTTCGGTAGCAAGTGACGATGATAACGTTGCCACAGCTTCAATTAGCAATGGAGTTATTACCATAACAGGAGTAGGCACGGGCACAGCAACAATTACAGTTACTATGGCAGATAGCACAAACTATCTTGGAACAAGCGCAACGATAAGCGTTACAGCAAGTGGGTTTAGCACAACAATATCATTTGCATTAAGTGGTGCGGCATATGATATTGTTACAATAACAGGAGATCTGCATGGAAGCGGAAACGAAGTGACTTCTGTTCTCGATAATAATGGAAACGCAAACGTAACTATGGAGATAATTCCAAACACGAATTATCTATTCACAAGTAGCGCTCCATCACTTGACGGAACAGGTAATTATTCAACCGAAGTAACACTTCAAGAGAATACTTCAACTGTTAATATATCAAAACTCCCAAGCGGTTATGCAGAAGTGCCATATATACAAAGTAGCGGCTCTCAATATATCGACACAGGTTATGTGGTTAAAAGCACAGATATAGAGGGAAGTTTAGATTTTCAATGGTTGTCGTTTAGCGATCAATATAGCCATCAGTATCAAATGTTTTGTGGCTCATATGATAGAGGAACAGACACAAAAGGTTTTAACTTAGAGTCATTTTATCAAAACCAGTTTTACGTTTTCACCGTGTTTGGCACTGCTAATGATGTTGCCGTACCTAAAGATGGCAACAAAGCGCGTGCAGAATATGCTATTGAGGGAAACGATGCAAACTTAAAAGTAAGCGTTTTGGGGACTATCTATACCCAAACAGAAGCAGTAACAGCATTAAGTAGCAGAAATATGTTTTTATTTGCGCTTAACGATAGCAACACATCTGCTATAGTACCTCGCCTTCCTATTAGTGCAAGGGTTTTTGGGTGCCGCTTCAAAAATTCAAATGGTTATACTTGTAACCTTATTCCTTGTAAACGTAAATCCGATGGTGTCGCAGGAATGTATGATATCATAAACAACAGCTTCAAAGCAAATAGCGGAAGTGGTACTTTCAGCATTGGCACTTCATGGTAAGGTGGTGATTATATGTTAAAAGAAATATTAACAAGAATAAGTCAGCTTGAAAACAACGTCAACTCATTAATGAAAATCAGAGCAGACGGTGATAAGAACAACGAAAAAATAAACACCAACAACGAAATGAAGATTTCAAATGTTAAGGCTGAAGTAAAAGAAAAGACAAACGAAATCGAAGAAGCTCTTTGCGACATTGACACAGCTGCTTCTGATCGTTTAGCAGATCTTGAGGAAGCTCTTTGCGAGCTTTCAGAAATAATGGAGGAAGGAGGAAACGAAAATGGCTAAAGTATGGCACAACAGAATCCTTGCAGGCACAAGGACATATGAAGAAGTACCTATGACATGGAAGGCACAGGTTAAGGTACTTTTCAAAGCAGACGTAGTAAGCGGATTAATTACCGAAGAAGAGTATGCTGAATTTATCGGAGAGCCTTACACAGAATAAGGTTATCCACAAAACCCACAAGAAAAATAGCGCTGTTCAAATGTCCTTGTTTTTGCTAAACTATTTCCTGGCTAATCCATGTGGCACAATACAAGAAATAGACGAGCAAGGACCGGAGACCTTTGCATCGTCTATTTTTCTTTGTGGGAAAACATTAAGAGAAGCCAGGGAGGGCACATGACTGATAAGGTATGTGACAGCTATGTTAAAAATGCACTAAGGATACTTCTTAAGGAACCGTATCCGAAAGGGGACAAGATGGATGCGATCACAGAGCTTTACTTCTGTATCAAAAGAGCCGGCACCGGATTTCCAAAAGATATAGCAATGAAGCTTAAGAAGTATAAATTTGAAGTATAAAATCTACAGAAAGGAAAAAACTTATGAAGAATACACTCAATATTAAGGGCACAATAGGCGCGATAAAAGGTATATGTGTTCTTATTGGTGGCGCTCTCGGTAGACTTCTTGGTGGTTGGGACAAAATGCTTATCATACTTTGCTTGCTTATATGCCTTGACTATGTAACAGGCATCATGAAAAGCGTATATAAAAAGAAATTATCAAGCGAGATCGGTTGGCGCGGCATCATTAAAAAGGTTACATTTTTAATTGTAGTAATGGTAGCCTATTTAGCACAGCAAGTTTTCGGAAATGCCGTACCGCTCCGGGAAATGGTAATATGCTTTTTTATTAGTAATGAAGCTTTGAGCGTATTAGAAAACGCAGCGGCAATGGGAATTAAATTACCAAAGAAATTGTTAGCTGTATTAAAACAGCTTCATGATGATTCTGATGAAGGCAAGTTGCCATCAGAGGAAGAGAAACGTATTGATCCAAAGCAGAGGGAGTGACGTAGATGTTAACCACAAAAGATATGTACTACAGAAAGGCAAAGCAGCTTTCTTTTAACCCTAAAGAACGTGATAAGGAAAGTTGCATCAAGTATATCGTAATCCACAATACGGGTAATGACGGAGATACGGCAAAGAACAACGTTGACTATTTTGCAACGGGGAACGAGAGAGAAGCCGGGGCGCATTTCTTTGTCGATCAAAAAGGTTTAATCGGTAGGTCGATACCTATGAACTTAACCGCTTATGCCGTGGGGGATAACGGCAAGGGAAACCTTAAAGGCATTGTTACTAACTACAATTCCGTATCTATCGAGTTATGCGATATTGTATCTAAAGAGCCATCAGAAGCGATGGTTAAAGCCGTCAGAGACTTAATCGCATACATTCAGAAGTATTGTCCTAACGCTAAAACCATTGTCAGGCACTACGATGTGACGGGAAAAACTTGCCCTAAAGCGATGGTTGACAATGACAAGTGGGGGAAATTTTTAAACCGCATCGGATATGTGCTTGTGGGTGTTGACAAGAAATAGTATCTGGTGTATCATAAAAATGTCAAAAAGAAAAACCTTTCTGCTTGACGGTGTTGAGATTTATTTGTGAGAGAGAAACCGTGATGACCACACGGTTTTTCTTGCGTTTTACCCAAAGGTTAAGTATTATAATTGTACCGAGTTACTTAACCGCGCCCCTACTGTTCGATTAACCATCATTCCCAGACAGTAGGGGTACACATTAGGACAGATTCAGGACAGCGCGAAACCCTAATCGCGCAAAGCCTTGTTTTTTACACTCCTTACGATGTGAGGTGACAGGTTCAAGTCCTGTCACCCGCATAAATCAAACAACCCAACAAATCCCCACAAAAGAGCCGTAAGTATCTATTTAGAGAGCTTCACGGCTCTTTTACTTTTCTTGTTCCGTACAACAAATAATTGTATAAATCCATTAAAAACTGTAATTTTAGGACAGTTGTCCTAATCGAAATTTAGGACAGAAATTTAAAGGGAAATCTTGTCCTAATCCGAGTGCTCAACTTTGAGCCGTCAAAATTTCCTGCAAAATAATTACAGAAAAAATCGACTCCTCAAATCTGAGGAGTCGAAAACTCACTACAATTTTAATATTTAGTGATTTTAAAGCTGATTTTTGCGGAAAAATCTCATAAAATGAGATTATATTCATAGAATGTCGGAATTAAACACGTCTATCATTCTCTTAGCCTTGTCTTGTGTATTCATCTTGTGGGCGTATACTTCGTCAATCATTCGGTTACTTGCGTGTCCTACCCATGCCCTTATGGTAACTATGTCAATACCGCTATCAATACACTTGCTCACGAAATAGTGGCGCAGC